TGATAATGGATTATCAAAACAATTCATTTCGCGTAAGACTCGCAAAAAAAGAATTCGTGAGATTGGAGCAAATACATAACTGGCGCAACTGTACCAAGTAATGAACGCCAGACATGACCGCGAATCCATGGCAAGGACCGCCTTCCGTTTGTCACAAGTTTAGCACGCAAAGACGGAAGCCTAGCAACTGTGTCGATTAGCAAACGACTAACGGAAGACTCAAAGTCTTTTGCCTCTCAAAACGGACCGGAAACTGGCCCACTATCGAGACGCACCCAGGCACGTTCAACTGACGCGGGTCATAGGGGGGGCGGGGGTGCGCGTCATAGCGCGCTAATCTCTCTATTATCATCACCTCCCCCACAACTTTTTTCGCAATAAGCCCCCCCTGGTCCCGTGTCTTGCGTATCCCATCCTATCCGCGCTATCCGCGCTATATGCGCTATCCGCGCCCTAGTAGCCACCCGTAGTGCTTCTATGCTTCTGTGGTCCTGTGCTTCTGCGCTTCTGAGTTTCTATGGTCCTGTGCTTCTGTGTTGCATTCATGAGAATGCCCGAGAGTAGGCCACCCTTGGTCATAGAGATGCGCGAGTGCTAGGAGCCATTCGTAGTCGTAGTCGTATCTAGCGGTTTGTATATTTTGTACCCCTTGTTGATGACTACTTCTTTGCATAGGTCGATGAATTCTTCGTCCGTCATTTGTCCCTTTGCCTGGTTTGCGTCCGTGCATAGGATTTGGAGGTTGTTGATTGAATTGTCTCCGCCCCGCGCGATTGGGGTGACGTGATCGTATTGGTAGTCTTCGGGGTTGTTCCAATTGAGTGGTCTTCCGGTTAAGGCGCAGGGGAAGTGGTCACCGTATTTTGCGTGAACGTCTTTATAGTTGAAAGTCATGGATGATTGAAATTGGCATGATTTTTGGGAGATCGCTTTGTTTGTCTGTCTTGGTGATCTGTGTTGATACCAAGGTTTTGTTTTTATTGATGGCGGCCTTGGGTTTTGGAACCTCCATATTCGTTTGACGTGTTGAAGGGTTGGAGACTCTGCGTTTATTTTTCGCTCTCTTTGCCTGGTCTTTTCTTTTTGCCCGGGTGAGAGGTGGTAGGAGATTGAGGACTTCGAACAGTTTAATTGCTGAGATATTTTATTGTATGACCATCCGAGTTTTCTGAGGCGTATTATCTTTGGCCCCAGATTTTTGTTATTCATCGTCCTGTTCGAGGTGGACTACCTTTTGTTCTGAAGCTTCAGTTGGTTGTTCTTTGACTGTTTTGGATGCACCCTTGAGGATATCGCGTACTTGATCGGGGGACATGTCTGATTGTCCGAGTGTGACGTTTGCGGATGCTGTAATGTTTGATGGTCTGCCTGAGACGGTGAGGAACTTGTCCATGATGATGGATACCGCATAGGCTAGGTTTTGGGGAGGTATGTCATCCAGTTTTGAGTGTAGGATGTTGAGTGAATCTCCGACCATGTTCGAGAGCTTGCTGTTTACTTGGTTTAGGAATTCTTGTTCCGTCATGTCCAAGCGGTAACGTAGGAAGTTTGCGACTGAGTTACGCATTGTTGGATCTACCTTTGCGATCTCCCGTGCTTCTGCTTCTGAGTTTGATTGCTTGGCCGCGATCTTGGCGGCTGAATTGATTATTTTATTCTTAGTCATATCGTCAACGAAGCCTCTTACGGAGTTTGGTTTTTTTCTTCTTCTATAGATTCTTGGCATATTTTTTTGTCTTTTAGTTCAATTTAGTTGACATAGCAATATAAAAGAATACGAGTGACTACAGATGGATACTGAACGGGCAAAGAAGATATTGGCGGATTCGGGTATTGAGCATCCTGCTTTTGCGGAGCGGCTTGGCATTAAGGCGAATAGCTTTCGCATGAACCTGAGTATGGGACGGTTGAGTAAGAAAGCGGTGGCTATGCTCTTGGAGTTGGAAGCTGATCTGAAGGAGGACAAGGAGGAGAACGGACCTTCTGAGGCGAGTATGGTGAAGGAGGGAATGATCCGTCAGTCTTTGGAAGCACCCTTGGAGAAAATGGGCAAGGTGTACATGTTGCCCAAGAATCCGTATTTGCGTCTTGTTGAGTTTAAGGATGGGAGCCATGGCAAGTTCAAGGCTCAACCTGGTAAGTTTGGTTTGGGTGCGATTGTGAAGTTAGCACATGAGAAGGGCGATATGTATCGCTTGGTGGGGAATTACGACAGGAAGGATCGGTTGGTATGAGCGAGGATGCGATTGAGATCCGTGACCTCGTTGCCGTTCTTTTGGGGTTAATGCCCGTAGGTGAGCGCAGGATTGTAAGTATGTACTATTTGGAAGGGTACAAGTGCNGGGAGATAGGTGAGCGTTTCGGGGTGAGTCCAACGCGAATCAACGTGCTTATTCGTGAGATCATCAATCAATGCGGATATTTGGTTACCCAGTTGGACAGGAAGAGGGCGGTATTTTTCAAACCGTTGATTTCAATGAAGTCGGTTTTGTTCGATCATACTTACTACACGAAGAAGAAGTTGTTGGATCGTCGTAAGGCAATTCAAGCCAAGCATGACATGGAGGAAGAATGGGCATACGAGAACTTCCAAGAGCATTGGGCCGACAGGATACGGAAGGGTCGCTATGTTCATCCTGCCATTCGCAGGGCGTATAAACGGTTGGTGGAGGAATCTAAATGTGGATAATCCCCAAAACGTTATCTCATTTTGTACCGGATACGGAGGGCTTGAGATTGGCATTAGACGAACGGGCGTGGATATTAGAACAGTCTGCAATGTGGAGATCGAAACCTTCGTCCAAGCCAACCTGGTTGCGAAGATTGAAGAAGGGCGGATGGATAACGCCCCTATCTACTCGGATCTTAAAACCTTCCCTGCATCAATCTTTCGAGGAAAAATACACGGAATCTGTGGAGGATATCCATGTCAGCCGTTCAGTAGTGCAGGGAAGCGAAAAGGAGAAGAAGACCCAAGGCACTTGTGGCCGTACATCCGAAAGCACGTCAGGACAATTAGACCTCTTTGGTGCTTTTTCGAAAACGTCCGAGGTCACACCTCGATGGGGTTATGGCGAGTCCTGTCCGATTTGGAAGAAGATGGTTACCGAACGGAGTGGGGCCTGTTCAGCGCGGAGGAAACAGGCGCGCCTCACCAACGCATCCGATGCTTCATCCTTGCGAAACTACCCGACACCCGAAGCCCATACAGTGGAGAAGTACAGCTTACAGAAGGACGGACAGAAGAAGACGCAAAGGAGCAGGAATCTAACTGCAATGGCAATCAATGGGGAACTCGCAAAGGGGATGCGGAAAGGCGAGACGGAGATTGGTACTGCAATTCATGCGGATTGCTTATCTTCGGAGGATGTGGATGCGATCATGGAGAAATGCAATGCAAAGAATGTGGAGAATGGACATACCCATTTTACTACGAATTACCAGAAGATGGATGCCAGCATTGTGGGTCAGAAAAATTGGGCAACTCCCCAAGCCTCCGACCACGTGGAGGGAGCGAGAACCGCGCCTGCGAAGAAGATCGAGGATCAAGTGATGTGCGAAGAACACGCTGGCCCTCCCGCCCCGGAGAAGAGCAATACGAGTGGGAAGAACCACGGGTCACCGAAGCTCAATCCGAATTGGGTGGAGCAACTGATGGGCCTCGAAGTGGGGTGGACCCAATTGCCAACCGAGTGGATCGACTCCGACTCTTAGGCAATGGCGTTGTACCCCAAACAGCAGAACTTGCATGGCGAACTTTATGGAAACAATTAAACGACAAACACAATGATTGACCCAATAGAACCGAACGACGATTGGCTTTGCGACGAATACTGGGGAGTCGAGGAAGACGAGGATGACGAAACCGAAGAAGAGGAAGAGTGAAAAGTTGCTTACCTTGCCCGAAGCACAAAAGGCGTGGGAACGCTTTTGGAGCAATACTCGAATTCTCGGATTCACTGAGAACAAGCATGGGGACAAGCAAGCTATTCGCACGGACGTCCAACGAATCATGCCTGAGAACTACGGGAGTCTAAACTTTAAGAACAAGAAGAAATGAGTGAGGCCAGTAGACAGTGTATTCATGAGTTCAAAGCTTTGCTCCATAGGTGGGAAGAGGAGAGTGATTTGGAGCAGCAGGACATCCTGGACTGCGTATCTGACGCATTGAACGAATACTACAAGGAAGACGTCATTGAATTCGAGAGTGAGATTGACGAGGAGGAGGAATGAACGTTCACCAACCAACTAAGAAGATAAGCTCTTGGCCGCAAATGGTTGTCCGTTTGACCAAGGAGCGGGATGAATTGATCAAGGAGAACAAGGAACTCAGTAAGGAGAACTTGGAACTCAAGAGAAGATGTTCCGACCTATGGCGCGAGATTACGGAAGAAAGGGCAAAGAGTGATTCGTGAAATGTCCACCCGGATTCAACCCGATCTTTTGGAGAAAATACGGGCGAGCAATACCCATATCAGTTGCCGAGTTACCACGGTGCGACTTGAGAAAGTTGGGTCCACCATGCTCGAAATTAAGCCCAGAGGCGTTGGAACGGATACGGAGGGATGGACAGTTGGGGCGGAAGAAATCGCGGTCCAAACGCTCGAAGAGGGGATAGTGGTGGCCATGGAGATCCAAGCGAGGGAATGACCTTTTTTTATATTACAAGACTACATAACGCTACATAATGAAGCATATATTATCACTAGGCGCGGGGGTACAATCAAGCACGATGGCATTGATGTTTGCAAAGGGTGAACTTACACCCATGCCTGATGCCGCGATCTTTGCCGACACGGCAGAACCTCAA